GCTGAATAATTTTAACCCCCAACCAAAGGAGATCACAATGGCTGAGAAAAAAACAAACACCATTACGATCAATGACGTAGACTACACTGAAGACCAACTTACGGACCAACAGAAGGTGATGATTAATCATGTTGCTGACCTTGACCGTAAGATTAAGTCAACTCAGTTTAACCTTGACCAGCTATCTGTAGGCAGAAGCGCGTTTATGAATTTAATAACAGCTTCATTAGAAGCTCCTGCCGAAGAGGTTGTAAACTAATATGGAGATGGCCGCGCTTTGGAATGTCGGACTAACCGCTGCTTTAGGGTTCATCGTATGGTGGGCAAAAAATCAGCATGACGAACTGAAGCGCGTTCAAATCCTTCTTAACAGGACGCGTGAGGAGATGGCTAAGGAATATTCGACAAAGGTCGAGAGCAACGCGTCCATAGACCGGCTAATAACCCGGTTAGATGCTCTCGACGCAAAAATGGACAGGATGTTAGAGCGATAAACTAAAAGGTTACCTGTGAATGATTGATCCTATTACAGCGTTCTCTGCGGCAAGTGTGGCATTCTCAGGGTTAAAGAAGGCGATTGCGGTTGGAAAAGATATTACATCAATGGGAAGCACTCTTTCCCAGTGGTCTAAGGCTGTTTCCGACATGGACTTTCTTGACGAGCAAGCCAAGAAGCCACCTATGTATAAGATGTTTAGCGACACACAGGCTTCAGCGTTGGACATCTGGACTAAGAAGCAAAAAATGGCCGAGATGCGTGAGGAACTCCGCGCTCATATTTCTTGGACCTACGGACCCACGGCTTGGAAAGAAATTGTTAGGATTGAGGCGCAACAGCGCAAGGCTCAAAGAGAAGCAGTATATAAACAACAAGAATTTGTTGACAGTTGCATTAACTGGGCTATTGGGCTGTTGGCTTGTTTTGCGGGTGCGGGAATCTTGTTCGTTGTTGTGTATGTAATTGGCGCGAAGCAAGGCAAATGGTGAGTGTTCCTTTTAGAGTACAGACGAAAGTGGGTCGTTGTAGACAAATTAGGTAAAATAGTCATAATAACACGTGATAAGAACATTGCGATTGGCTTCGCAAAAATTTGGAGCGCCGAGCATGACAGAGTTCGATAAAGCAGACTTGGATTCCAACGGAAGCATTGACCGTGTTGAGTGGAATAAACTTGAGCTTGAAGACCGCAGGCTTGAGATAATCGACCAAGATTTAAAGCGCAACGCAGAACGCAGGTTTACAGGGTTGGCCTTGATGGGGATGCTAGTCTATCCGTTTATTATCCTGTTGGCGTCTGTGCTAGGTTTTGATAAAGCGGCTTCTCTTATAACAGATATAGCTAGTGTGTACGTCATTGCAGCATCTGGCGTGGTCGCTGCGTTTATGGGCTTTAATGCCTACTCTGCAAAGGCTGGCAACAAAAAAACTTCAATATCTTATGACGAAAGGGTGGTGGAAAAATGAGTATACTTAGTGCTTTAATAGGTCCAGCGACCGAGCTTGCTGGTAAGTTCATACAGGATAAAGACAAAGCTGCGGAATTAGCCCATAACCTTAGTACAATGGCCGACAGACATTCGCAGGAAGCGATGTTAGCACAGATAGCCGTTAACACAGCCGAGGCTAAAGGAAATTGGTTTCAGGCGTCTTGGCGTCCACTTTGTGGATACGTCTGTGTGCTAGGTTTGATGGTGAATTTCCTTATTTCTCCCATTTGCGCAGGGTTTGGGTTTATAATCCCACAAGCTGAGATGTCTGTGATGATGCCAATTCTAACAGGAATGCTTGGTTTGGCTGGAATGCGAAGTTTTGAGAAGGTGAAAAAGGTAAGTAAATAGTGTGGGTATTGGTGTGGATACAGTTGATTACGGGGATGCCATTAGAATACTATCAATTAGACAGCTTTGATAGTAAGACGGTATGTGAACAGTATAGGCAAAGGGCAGAAATTCTAGTCACACACACTAACATGACTGTTGTTTGTTTAAGCGTAAGGATACAAAAATGACTTTTAAACTAAGTTCACGGAGCGAAGCCAAGCTAGAGGGTTTAGACCCACGACTTGTTGCAGTTGTTAAATCAGCCATCCACAAAACAAAGATCGACTTCGGCGTTATATGCGGAATGAGAACACTAGAAGAGCAGCAAGACCTTGTTGCTAAGGGCGCAAGCCAAACGATGAAGTCTAAGCACCTTCAAGGGTATGCCGTTGACCTAATGGCGTATATTGGATCAAGAGCTTCGTGGGAACTCAATCTGTATGACGATATTGCAGATGCGATGGCCGACGCTGCAAGAGAAGTGGACGTTCCCATCAGGTGGGGCGCGGCTTGGACAATTTCAAATATAGCACAGTTTCACGGTGGGACTATGGAAGATGCCATGAACAGCTACATTGACGAACGTAGAACTCAAGGTCGCAGACCATTCATAGACGGCCCACATTTTGAACTGATGGTGTAACATGCCCCTTAAAAAAATCCTGTTAAAAGCCGGTGTTAACCGCGAGAATACTAGATACACCAGCGAAGGTGGTTGGTACGAGTGCAATAACGTCCGTTTTAGGCAGGGCACCCCTGAAAAGATTGGCGGCTGGACACGACTAAACACTGTAAAGTTTCTAGGTGTTGCACGGTCTCTCTGGAACTGGATTACGCTAGGGGGGCAGAACCTTATCGGCGTGGGCACTAATATAAAATTTTACATTGAAAACGGCGGTACATTTAACGACATAACTCCGCTTAGAAGCACAACCAGTGCAGGTGAGGTTACGTTTAGTGCATCTGTTACTACGTTAAGTGCAGCGATTACTTCTACGACCGCAACTACTATCCCAATCACAGACGCCACAGGGTTTCCTTTGGTAGGACTGATCTTGATTGATAGCGAAGTTATATCTTACACAGGCATTACTGATAACACCTTAACAGGCTGCTCTCGCGGAGCGGCTAAACTCGTCAATGACGTGGCTACTAACACTACAGCGGCTACACATAGCAATAGCGCAGGTGTAACTTGTTTTACTATCCTAGTTAGTGACGCTAATAACGGAGCTACGGCTGGCGATTTTGTAACTTTCACTGATGCCGCACCCATGGGCGGTAACTTTACCGCTGCTGTATTAAACTTAGAGTACGAAATACTGACTCTTGAAGGCAGCAATAAATACACGGTATTAGCAAGAAGTTTTAGCAATACCACAATCGCGTTTAGCAATGTGGCGTCTACATCGGCTGATACGGGCAATGGGGGCAGTTCAACCGTGGGGGCGTACCAACTTAACGTCGGCGTAGCTACAGCTTCAGAGGTATCAGATTGGGGCGCAGGGGGTTGGGGCGCAGGTTTGTTTGGGGCTGGTGTGACTAGCCAAGAAGTATTGCGTATATGGTCCCAGCAAAACTTTGGCGAAGACTTAATATTCGGGCCTCGTGGCGGTCGTATATACTACTGGGCGGCTACAGATGACTTGCGTACTAGAGCAGTAGAGTTATCGGGGTCAAACGTACCTGTAATACAAAACCTTATTCTCGTGTCGGATATTAACCGTTTTGTGTTTTGTTTCGGCGCTAATCCGTTGGGTTCAGCCGCTCGAGACCCTATGTTAATTCGCTGGTCCGACCAAGAAAACGCTGAAAATTGGACTCCAGATGCAACGAACCAAGCGGGTAGTTTGCGACTGTCCCGAGGCACAGAAATTGTAGCCGCTTCTCAGGCTCGACAGGAAGTTTTGGTGTGGACTGACTCGTCCCTGTACTCCTTGCAATATGTAGGCGCAGAGTCTGGGGTGTGGGCCGCTACGTTGGTCGGCGAGCAGTCATCTATAGCCTCTCAAAATGCTGTAGCGTACGCTAACGGTGTTGCTTACTGGATGGGCAAAGATAAGTTCTATAAATACGATGGACGGACGCAACCGCTACCCTGCAATTTACGCAAGTACGTGTTTGGTGACTTTAACCCAGAACAGTTTGACCAAGTGTTTTCGGGCAACAACGAGGCATTTAACGAAGTGTGGTGGTTCTATTGCTCTGCGGATGTGGATACTGCGGACAGCTACGTAGTTTACAACTATGTCGATAACATATGGTATTATGGGTCTATGGCACGATCTGCTTGGTTGGACTCAGGACTTCGGGCTTTCCCACTCGCAACTACATACAACGGCGTGGTCGTGGAACATGAAAAGGGTATTGACGACAACGAGACAGCCACACCCGCTGCTATAACTGCGTTTATAACCTCTGCGGAGTTTGATCTTGAAGACGGCCACCAGTTTGCGCTTGTGTCTAGGATGATACCAGATGTGTCTTTTGAGGGGTCTACAGGCAACAGCCCGACTATAAACATGACATTACAACCTTTAAACTCTTCGGGGTCGGGGTTTAACTCACCTGTTTCTGAAAGTGGTGTAAACACAGGGACGGTGATACGCACTGCTAGTTCTCCTGTTGATGTATACACAAGTCAAATACACACTCGCGTAAGAGGTAGGCAAATGTCTATGAAAATAGAGTCCTCCACTGTAGGCGTACAATGGCAGCTAGGTTCGCCTAGACTTGACATGCGCCCTGATGGGAGACGGTAATGGCTAATAACGATCATATCATAGGGTTTCGTGCGCCAGCGCTGCCATACCCACCTAAAGAATACGAACCGTTTCAGTTTGAAGAAGCTAACAAAGTTCTGCGATTGTATTTTAATCAGGTAGACAGCGCGTTGCGAAACAATTCTTTAGCGAAACAATCTGAAGCTATAGGGTGGTTTATGGGCTAATGGGAAATATATATGTAAACGCTAAAAAAGACCTCACGACCACTAACGTGACCACGTTGTACACCTGCGCTGCGCTGACAACAGGCATAATAAAGTCTATCATAGTGTCAGAAGATACGGGCAACGCAGACACAATAACGGTTACCCTGACCAACGGAACGTCTGTGTTTAGCCTGTTTAAAACCGCAGCAGTCGGGGCTAACGGCACCGTAGAATTACTAACCGCTCCCCTTGTTGTAGGCGCTAGTGAGATATTGAAAGTAACGGCTGCAACTGCTAATAGGTTACATGTAGTAGCGAGTATATTGGAGGTTACCTAGTGGCAACTGTAGTTGATAGCACACAAGAACCGCTACCTGCTCCATCTGTTTTGTCTATGGCAGCAGCAGAACTTGACCTCGGGGGGATAACTGTAGAGGCGGCAATGCTGGGGTTGGCTCACGAGATGTCCTTACCAGATGTAGACTTAGTACAGGTAGGTAACACCGTATTTGTAGGACATCGAGGCAAGAAAGGTCAAAAAGCCAAAATGGTGGGGCGTGCGTTTAATGTGGACACAGCACGCAACTTTGTAAATAACTACATTAAATACCTCTCAGTCCTGCAGAAAAAGGGTATAACTCATTACTCTATTGACTTCAACGGAGAGGAACTTGTGCCCGTTGCTAAAGCAATAGGTAAGAAATTGCGGGACACCGGGATGCAGGCGCATATGATGCCGTTTAAAGACGGCTCTGGGTATCGAGTGTTTTTTAAATTCCCTTTAGACCCCGAAGCGAGGTAACACGGCGTGTCAATAAAATTCTTTTTTAACACCCTTGAAGATATAGGCGGGGCAGCGACAGACCTGCTCTTTGGCGCAAAAGACGCTGTTGTTGACCTTGTTGATTTTGCAGTAGACGAAATTGGTAAGCCAGTGCTTCAAGGTATTGGAGACGTCGTTGACTACGCTATGGATAATCCCATTGAGGCGGCAGCTAAACTAGCCTTGGCGATATTTGCTCCAGCTAGTGTTTCTGCATGGGCTATTCCGTTAGTTGATGGCGCGGCTACCATTGCCAAAGGTGGTAGCATTGAGGATGGCCTAAAAGCCGCTGCCATTTCTTACGCGGGAAGCCAAGTAGGCGCTAAGGTAGGAGCAAATGTTAGTGGGAGTTTAGCTGAAGCTGGATACGGTTCTATAACTTCTGCTGCTATATCTGGAGGAACAAAGTCTGCAACGGTTGCGTTGGTCTACGGACAAGACCCGTTACAGGCTTTTGCTACAGGAGGTATAAATGCAGGAGTTGGAGCGTTACTTGGCGATATAGATACCAAACTAACAAATGCAGTGGAGGGCCAGCTTGATGAGTTTGATAACCCTATAGTTTCTGGGTGGGAGGATTTACAAGACGGAGTTAAAGAAAGCATAACTGCATCTTTGGCAGCGGAGTTAGATGGCGGCAGTATTTCTGCGGATACTTTAGGTGGTATTGTAAGTAGATACACTGGCGTTGCAGAAACCATGACTAAGTTTTTATCAGAAAATGTAGGTATAGAAGCTGGCAGAGCAGCGGTTATAACCAGCGCCCTTACACAGGCAGCTACGACTGCGTTAGCAGGTAATCCTGAAATGTCAGGTGAGGCTTTCTTTGCTCGCATTGACCAGTATGGGATGGAGGAATTAAAGAAATTAGCTGATAAACCCGTTCAGAAATTTTTAGACAAAGTAGATGGGTCTTACCAAGCAACAGAAACCGCTGCCACTGCTTTAAACGATGCTATTACAAAAACAGCAGATGCCGCAGACGGATTTAACGGGCTGCGAGCAGAATTAAACGGGAAAATTCAAGAACAGACTCGGTTAGAAGGCGCGTTTACCGTCGCAAAAGCTGCCTATGATGCCAACCCAACACAAGAAACAGCCGATGCGCAGAACGATGCTGCTGGTGCGTACAATGTGTATGCAGATCAATTAAAAATAGACTACGAAACTACGTATAAACCACAGATGGATGCCTACACAGCAATCTATGAAGAGTTTAATCCACAGATAGAGGGGTTGCAGGGGGAGTACGACACCGCAAATAATTACATGCTGTCAGATATTGACAATTTAAACGCTGAAATGAAGCCTGTGTTCTCTGACACAGAAAGAGCAGTTGCCCTAGCTCTACGCCCCGGAATAGACGAAGACGCGTACCGTAAATCCACGGGTATAGGCGAAGATGTAGACGTATACAGACACTACCTAGAAAACCAAAAAAGCGTTAATAATATAATTGTAACAGAGCAAGCCGCAGAACTACAAAATTATATTGCCGAAGGAGACTTTAGTAGTGGGTTTAAACCGTCTAACGCTTTTGTAGATAGTAGGATCGATAAAACTTCCCCTGCAGGGCTAACAACGCCAGACATGGACGGCTTGCCTACGGTAGATTTAACTGTGCCTCGTACCTTAGAATACAGCGGTAGAGGCGGTGATTCACGAGAGTACGGGTTAACTCCAGAAGAAGTGGCGGAATATAAAAACTCCAACGGCGCGTGGGGACCAGCGTTCTTGCAGGATATGGGGCTATCTAAAGAAGAAGCGGAAGACTATAACCCCGTTGGTGGGCTTGATGTGTGGTATAACTTTTCGTCTGGTGGATTAGAAGCCGCAGCGTTTACCGCAGGTGGCGGGGGTACGTTGGCAGATGAGATTTCTGAAAACATTCAAAACGCTTTTAAGGGTATAGACCAATCTGAAGCAAACAGGATTGCATACAGTAACTGGGGAATAATACATGATCCTAATCTTACTCCTGCAGAAAAAAAAGCAAAGATAGAAGAGAATGTTGTTTTAGAGGTTGCTGCAAGAGAAAAAGCAATAATTGAACAAGGCGTTGGGGACGTAACATTTTTTACAGGGTATACTGACCCAATTAAAAACTTTCTTATGGATACAAGTAAGAGTGAAGGCGATAAAGTATCTCCTGAAATGCAGGTTCGCCAATTTAACGCTTTACCTGCTGAAGATACTACATGGGAACAAATTTTATCTGGTAACGCCAAGGA